GTTTTTGTTTTTGTTTTTGTTTTTATTTTTGTTTTTGTTTTTGTTTTTGTTTTTATTTATGCTAAAATTTTCATTGATTCTTCTCGCTTCACTTTTTGTTTTCCTTCCACATATATTTCAAATGATATATCTGCATCCGTAAATCCATCCATTCCAAACTTATATACATCTACTTTGTTCTTTTGACCCAACCGATAACAACGTGCAACTGCTTGGTCTTCTATAGCTGGATTCCAATGCGGTGAAACAAAGTATATTTCCGAATAATGCTCCTGCAAATTTAATCCTTCTGAACCCGTTTGGATTTGAAGAATAAGCGCATCTGCTGGTTCTGATAATTGTTTCAATGTAGTTGGACCTGAATTACGGCCATCGTATGTCTTTACATTTTTCATTCCTATCTTTAGTAAACGCTTTGCTATTTCATCTATTTCATGTGTATAATGGCAAAATATAATCTTACCTTTGCCATTATCCTTTCTTTTATCAATGTATTCAATCACTGAGTCGATTTTACTGGTGAATTTTAATGCTTCCGTATATTTTTCTTCTTCTATTCCTAATGACTCAAACATTTCCATATTCTGATTTTTCTTCATCAAACAAGGCATTATACAACTTTGCTTTGCTCTTAAAAGACACGTCAATATACCTCCTTTACCAAATATTTCTGCCAGTTTTTTCTGTTTACTTGCTGATACACCACTTTGATTCGGTATTAGGGCGTGGATTTCTTCTACTAATGTCTTCTCACTAAGATTCTTCCAATCTATTTTTATATTTTCTTCATTAAGTGCTGGCAATTTTATTCCAACCATGTCCTTTGTGCGCCTTATCATAAACTGATTTATTAATCTTTTTTTTTCAATGTCATCACTCTTTGCATCTAATTTTAGTCCAATGATGGAGCACAAATTATATAAATCTTTTCTCTTGTTTTGTACTGGCGTGCCTGTTACTAGCCAATGGATTTTGGCTACTATTTGTTTACATGCCTTATGTCGTTGTGTCTTTCCATTTCTTAAATGATGTGCTTCGTCACATATGACTCGACTCCATTCCAACTTTTGAAGTATGCAGTTTTTACTACAAATCGTACCATAAGTAGTCAATATTATCGGACTATTACTTATTATTTCCTGTGTCAAGAATTTTAGGTTCTTATGATAAGTTAACGCAATATGACCTGTTGTTTTGTAAATTTCGGTTGACCATTGTTGTATAAGCGCTGGTGGCACTATGATTAAAGTGCGCTTCAAAAAATTAGTCAGCATTAGCCCGACCATTTGAATCGTTTTTCCAAGACCCATTTCGTCGGCAATGATTCCACCGCGTATATTATGTAGAGGGCTTGGATTTAGTTCGTTACGTAAACACCACTCTATTCCTTCTTGTTGCCATTGCTTCTTTGCAAATTGAGACTTTTCTAGAAGCAAGTCAAAACGCTTCATACGAGATGCTATGAGAGATTCAAATTCTGGGTTTGATTGTTCTTGCATTTTTTGAAAAGTTGATAATTTTATAGTAGTTGCTACTAAAATACTTAATCAAAAAAAATTCAATTTTTATTTACTTTTATATTATATTTTTTTGAAATACTAAAAATTTGTTTGATTGCTTATTCGAACATTGAATACACATAATAAAAGAATGCATGAGAACCGCTATATTTATTAAAATGAAGTACATACTCATCTTTGTCAGATAGGTCTATATGAATATTTGACCATGAGATGTTTTGTAAATCTGGTTCTTCAAATATTGATGTGTCATATTTTATGGTCCATATAATTGAATCTTCTGTTTCGTTGAAAACATACTTTACAGATTCTATATTATTTAATGTATTATGCACATAATTTATTAACGCTTCTTTAGTCCAAATTGTTGCATCAAATAATTTACTTGGTGTTTGAGTATCTGACATGTATTATTGTATTATATTATTTTGGTTTGTTAATTATTTTTTCAATTTTTTATCTACCTTTTCTACCTTTTGGAAAGGTAGAGGCCAAAACAGTGTTGGCTGAAGTGTTGTCTGAAGTGATGTCTTGAATTGTTGTCTTGAATTGTTGGCTGAAGTGGTGTCTATAGTGTTGTCTATAGTGGTGTCTATAGTGTTGTCTTGAAGTGTTGGCTGAAGTGTTGGCTGAAGTGTTGGCTTGAATTGTTGGCTGAAGTGTTGGCTGAAGTGTTGGCTGAAGTGTTGGCTGAAGTGTTGGCTGAAGTGTTGGCTTGAATTGTTGGCTGAAGTGTTGGCTTGAATTGTTGGCTGAATTGTTGGCTGAATTGTTGTCTTTAGAAGATGATGCAGTGTGCAGTAGTGGTTTAGTGTTAATTTATATATTATACATACAATACATAGTTTAAATCTATAATTGGGTTATTGTGTGCAAAGCTAGGCTACCTAAAGGATTGTGTCTCATTTCTAGAAATGAGTGACAAAAACTAAAAATGAGTAACAAAATATGTATACATACATACATACATGCATATAACTAAAATCAATGATTATTAAATATTATAAATTGTTAGTTTATAATTTTTAGTTAATTAATTTTAACCAGCAAATTAAAAAAATTGAAATACTTTCTTCATAGATTAATAAATGTAATCACCCATAAGTTATCAAGTTTTAAAGACAACACTCAAACAAGATGTCATCTGTCAAAGCCTACTCCAACAAGAAGAATGTATCTAAAAAGTATTGCAAGGTTTGTCATGATGCAGGCAAATCTGAAGTCGAGTATACGAGCCACTATATTAGGGAATCATCAGACCCCAATAGCAAGGTTGTTTGCCCTGTTCTTCTAAGCACTGAATGCCAGTTCTGCTTCAATACTGGACATACAGTGAAATATTGTGCAGTACTTGTAGACAATAAAAAAAAGCAAGAAAAGGCGGCAAAGTTGCAACAACGCGAACAGTCGAAGAATACATATGCTACCAAAGCCAATGAAGTCAAACAAAAATCAGAGGCGCCTACTAAGAAGCATAATGCATTTGCTTACCTATCGAACGATTCTGATAGCGACAATGAAGCAAAAAATGCACCCATTCGTGTCAATAAGCAGGCCAAAATTCAGACATTGGCTCCTAAGGCACCCATTATTGAAAAGAAGCACGAAGAATTTCCTGCATTGCCTCTTAAGAGCTCTGCTGCCAAGAAACCAGAAAATGGTAAGCAAATTGGCATGTCATATGCTAGCATGGCATCCAAGCCTCAAGAAGATTATTTGAATAAGAAGTATGAGCATAATCTTATGGAAAAGTCAAAGAAGCGCCTAGTTCCAAGATTTTATTCGAGTGGCTCTAAAAAAATCAAGGCAGCCGAGGCACAATTTGAAGAAGAAGAGGAAGAAGATTACGAGAAGGAGATGGAGCTATTTTGGAAAGCAGAAAACTTTGTATCAAACTTCTTGACTAGCCCACCTAATCCAAGCATAATCAAGGCTTGGGCTGATTATGATACCGAAGAGGAGCAATGGTAAAAAAACAAATAACATTGGGTAAAAATCAAATAAAAAATCATTCAATTTTCATAAAAAGAAACTAACAAAATGAAGAAAAATATAAAAAATAAAAAAGGATAATAAAACCTTTTTTTAATGATTGCATAGTTGCATAGTTGCATATATTGCTATAAACTAACTAACTAATAAATATTGTTGTTTTACATGGTATTATGGGGTACTATATATTTTTTGTTTTTCTTTGTTTGTTGCCTTCTTGTTGTTTTTGCTACTCATTTCTAGAAATGAGTAACAAAACGCATAAAGGAGTAGTAAAATAAAACACTATTCGAATAAAAAAGAGATTTACTCTTTTTTATTTTTATTTTTTATTTTTTTAATTAATTTAATTACAATTTATAAATTTGTTTTGTTTTTGTTAGTTAAAGTGTATGTGATTTTTTTATGATTTTGAAAATATATTTTTTATTTATTCCGATTCGTAGCCTTCTTCTTCCTCTTCATCCTCGTCATCGTCTGGCAATGGGAGCAATGTCTTGGTAGCAGGGTCATACAATCCTACTTCCTCTTTGGTTTTAGGGTTGTACAATATATTGGTACTGGATTTCAAGTACTCGACATCAGCAATCTTAATGCGGGTCACGGTAACTTTCTGGGACTTTACTTCTTCCTTAGGTTTTTCGGATTGAGCTACTTCGGATTTCTCTACTTCGGTATTTTCGGGTTCTGATTTTTTGGCATTTTTAGGCTGTTTTTCCCCTTTCTTGGAGCCCTTTTCGGCTTTCTCTTGTAAACGTTTGGCTTCACGTTCGGCTTTCTCTTGGTTACGCTTGGCTTCACGCTCTGCTTTCTCGTGAGCAGCCTTGGCGTCCCGTTCAGCCTTCTCGGAAGCAGCCTTGGCTTTGCGTATTTTCTCTTTTTCGGCCTTCTCGGCCGCAGCCTTGGCTTCCCGTTCTGCCTTCTTTTGCAGACGTTCTTCCTCTAATTGAGCCTTTTTAGCTGCCTTTTCCTCTTCAGAAAGCTTATTAGACTTTTTCGTAATCTTTGAACCTTGAGATTCATTATCACTGGAATTATCAGAATCTTCTGACTGCAACTGAGCAAACAAATCACTAGCGCCATCAGCATTGACTACAGCACTAGGCTTCTTGGGTCGTCCACGAGGACTAGAAGCAGATTTCTTGGTCTTTTCCTTGCCCTGAAAATGTAATTCATCAATGACAATATTATTCTTTGCTGCAGCTTCAAGTGCGCCTTCTTTGGTCAGCTTCAACTTGTTGAGAACCCTAGAATAGCTCACTGGTTTGCGTCCCTTAGTATCTTTATAGTCGTAAAGACCAGTATCTAAACGCATTTCAACGTTTCCGCAACTAGGAATGCCAGCAGAATTTGTTAGTGCGTCGGCTTGGCAAACCTTGCAATAATCACTATTTTCCATTTTATCCTTAGAGCATTGAGTAAATAGCCCGCGGTTGTAGTTAATGCCTTGGCAACAAGTAGAATTCACTGACTCATAGCAGAAAGGGAAAGGAAATTCGGTTTCCTTAGGCGCCTTGGGCTCCTTAGGTGCCTTAGTTTTCTTGGTTCCAGCAGATTTCTTGGCCATTGGTTTGCGGGTCAAAGAAAGATTTTCAAGACCAAGCATACGAATAGCTTCCTCAGAATTAAATCCATACTGATTTCCGCAAGCCTTAACGCATTCCACTGCAACTAACTTGGCTGCATTTTCCAAAGTCTTCATAAGCAATTCAGTGACTGCAAAGGAAGCATTGAAGACAGGGGTTTCGACGATTTCAACGATAGAAGACATTTTTAAGAGCTTTGAGAGTGGTTTGTTGTTAACAACGAGTTTGATAATTATAATTAATTACTGATTGCTAATAGGCAAAAAAGTTTTTCAATTTTTTTTTGCATACATACATTTTTTGACATAACTAAAAATTTTATATATTGGGTATGATGTCACCATAACGGTTATGACTAACAATATTACTATGTATATGTATTTTGCCATAATTTTTTTAGTTACATGTCTCAGGTAGGGACCTGAGAAAAAATTGAAATACTTTACAATTATTTGGTTATGTACAAATAACAATCAATACTAATCAATCAAATTGCTAGCCAAAATGACCGAAGAAGTTGTCTGTATATACGTTCCTGATATGGGTTTTAGAACAAACGTTGACCAAGTGAAGAATGCCTTTAAAATAAACGCAATCGGCGATGTCAAAGCTGTTCGGTTTAATTGTTACGCACACCAGTATGCTAGAAAAGGCGCGCATGTTTATCTTACCATGTATGCAAATTTTGATTTTGCGGACGACGTCGACATCGAAATTAAGCCTTACGGACACGAATCAGACGCTGTTTGGGACATCATCAAGGCAACAAGCGACCTTCCTATTCCCTGCTCAAGATTTCAAACACCCCCTGTGATTGATAAATCAGAAGAAAGAATCGAGGAATTGGAGGAAGAGCTTGAAAGCGCAGTAGAGCAATTGAAGAAACTAACTATTGCAGTTGTTGAATTGCAAAAAAGTCACTATGTGGAAATGGTGGCGGTACAGCAAGACATACACCAATTAAAATTAGATTCAAGAGATGCGTTGCAATACATAGAGCAGCGCGCAGCAGAAGCTCCTCATGGCACGGATGCTAGCTTGTTCCAACGGTCTACCAATTATTTAGACCCAAAAAATTCTCATTTGTTAGAACAAAGTCGAAAAATCATTGAAGACATTAACAAAAAAAAGTTTGGGCTATAATTAAATAATATTGTTGTCATTTGTAAAATAAAAAAAGTTATAAATATAAATAAATAAAAATTATATAGGCATTTTCAAAATAAAAAATAAATTACTTCATTACACCGTCCGAAAAGAAAAATGAGTTAACTTATAATTATTATTTGTATATTTTATAACTATATTTCAAGTAATTTGTTAAATATTCTTTTGTTATTTTAGACATAAATATGTATATTTTTTTAGTTATTACAAAAAATAATAATTAAAAAAAAATTGAAATATTTTTTATTATTATTATTTATATCATTATACTATTTCATATCGAGTTATAACTAACCTTCTATTCAACCTATTTAACAATATGGCTGCTACTATTTCTATGGACATGGATATTGTAAGAGATATTCTTCAATACGGATTCGTATCACGAGGTAAAGAAATTATTAAAATTAATAAAATAGATAAAAATGATGAGAGATACAATATTCTTAGCAGCATTCCGAAAGTCAGATGTATTTCAGGGATTGATTATTGGTTGGACCTCCCAATAGCAAACACCAAGCGCCAGTACTTTATACAATATCTATGTAATTATAGAAAAAGTTATTTCAATAGTTCGTTATTGGATTACGATGTAAATAAAGAAGACTATGACGAAGACTTTGAGGAGGGCGAACCTTATGAGGAGATGCTGTACTGTTACTCTATTTCCATAAATCATGTATAAATAAAAATCTGTATTTTACTATAATATAAACTTGTATGCTTTTAACCCTTGTAACTTATTAATTAACTGATAATTGTTTTTTTTATTGTATACCTTTTCTCATATCACTTCGTAGTAAATGGGCTGAGAAAAATGTGTAATATTTTTGTCTCATTTTTCTTTTCGGTCGGTGTAATATTAGTGGGGTTTTTTGTTTTTTTTCTTTTTCACAAAGGTGTATAATAAAATGTACGTATATTATATATGAGAAAGACAGTCAAACATAAAGGAAAAACATTAACTAAAAGAAGAAAATTAAGTAAAAGAATGGTAAAGGGTTCAGTGCATAAGAAACATATAAAAACATCCAAGACTAAAAAAAGAAGAAGAAGAATGAGAGGCGGAGAAGAAGAAAAAGAAGAAGAATGTCCTATTTGCCTTGAAGATTTTAGCGACCCAAATAATGCTATAACATTAACATGTAATCATAAATTTCATAAAACTTGTATGAAATCTACATGTGAATCAAAGACCATTGTTAGTATATGTTTCTGTCCATTATGTAGAAAACAATTATCACAACAAGAAATACAAGAATTAGGAGTTGTACAATCTCCTCTTGAAACTCCAACATATAATTTTCCACCTTATTTGTCAACTATAGATGATTTTAAAACATATATTAATAATAAATTAAGAGCACCAACAAGGCAGCCATTAGAGGTGTTAAACAGGGAATTATTTGAATTTCTAGGAACAGATAGTTTGCCATTTGAAATTTTTGATAAAATAATGGAATTTGACTTAGAACAAATTGCTACTTTAAATAGATATCGTTTTATAGGAATTGTACAAAATGCACCTTACAATAGAGGAAACAAAAAATATTTTGTATTTACTGACCATAACGATGAAACTGGTGAAGATGGTGATGTTGCATGGGATGTGTATGAGGTGTAATTAATATTATAAAAACAGATAAAAATATAACTTAGCTCGTATATGCTTTATTTGTTGTATTTTAAAATGCAAAAAATTAAGTTTTTCTAGAGAGCAGTAACAAAAAGTGTTTTTTCAAAACTTTTTTCAGGTTTTCATTTTTGGACATTTTTAAAAATGTCCATTTTTCAAAACCTAATTACTTTTATGAAAAAAAATATTCAAAAAATGGGTTGTGACCATAATGCTCTCAAAAATATTTTTGGGTTTAATAATTTGTGACTGAACTTTTTTTTGGGAACATATTTAGGGGTTTTTATCTGTTGCTAGTTTAGGAGTAATGTCAACCGAGAATACTCAAAAAAACTCAGTGAAATATTGTTGTAATATTTGTGACTTTTATTCGTCTAATAAAAATGATTATAAAAGGCATAATCTTACCAATAAACATAAAATCAACATTTTATCAACAAATGTCAACACAGAATCAACCAAACAAACTCATATATGTAATATATGTAATAAAAAATACAAAGAAAGGACTGGTTTATGGAGACATAAAAAAAAATGCACTCCAAATACTCACGATAATGCGCATGCTGATATATCTGATATTGCTGCTAATGTACAATCAGTGTTGAATGATAAGGAGATAATAATGGCATTGATAAAGGATAATTCTGATTTTAAGTCTATGTTAATGAAGGTTTTAGAAAATGGAACTAACAACGCGAATCAAAGTTACAACAATTCAAATAATAAGACATTTAATTTGCAATTTTTCTTGAATGAAACATGTAAAAATGCAATGAATATAGATGAATTTGTTAGTTCAATACAACCTACATTGGAGGATTTAGAGCATGTTGGAAAGGTTGGATATGCAGAAGGTATAAGTAACATAATTATCAAACGACTGAATGAAGTAGGAGTTACTGAAAGACCAATACATTGTTCAGATGTAAAAAGGGAGGTATTGTATATAAAGACAGCTAATGTTTGGAATAAAGAATCAGATGAGAAGCCTTTGTTAGTTAATGCAATAAAAAGGGTTGCAAAAGATAATATGGATAATATATTGGTATGGCAAAAGGCTAATCCTGGTTGCACAGATTCTGAGTCAACCAAAAATAAGAAGTATTTGAATATGGTATATAATTCTATGTCTGGGGTGTCATCAGAAGAAACCAATAAGAATATAAATAAAATAATATCTCGGCTGTCAACTAATGTGCAAGTAACTAACTATAAATGAACTTATTTTTAGTTACCAACCTCTCAGGTAGGGACCTGAGAAAAATTGAAATTATTTATTAAAATGTATAATGTAGTAATAACACACAGCAAACAAGATTATAAAATCAAGCAAGCAAAATGGATTCTACTACTATCTCAAGCGTTTATATTCCTCGTATGTCTGCCTTTGTTAGGACAGAAGATATTGCATATGAATTCGGCAATCGGTACTCGACTCATGTTGCCAGAGTTGACTTTACACCTTGCAACAAGACCCCTGGTTTTGTAGAGGACATTGCTCAGCCTTTTAAGAGTGCATTTGTACATTTTATGGTTCCTATAGATAGGTACGTTGCTGCAGGAATGGTGCAAGCCTTTATGCACAACAAGGCATACAAGCATGAGACGGCACTTTTTAAAGAGTATTGGTTAATTCTTCCCAACAAGAATCCTGTCCAGCATACCATGATGAACAATGCGCAAATCGTGGAAAATTGCCGTTATTTGGAAAAAAAGGTTATTCAACAAGGCCAAGAAATCGAAACATTGAATGGATATTGCAATGACTTGGAGAATCGGCTAGGAACCGAGTTGGAGACAAGAATGAAACAGCAAGAATCCTCAATTAACGGGCTTGAGGATGACTTTGACTCCTCGGAGAGAAAGATGAAAAAGCACATACAATCGACCAACGAGTTGAAAAAAAAGATGGAACTTCAAGATGAAGTCAATAAAAATTTGAGAAAAAAAATTCATAATATCTTTGATACGCTGGAGAACCTTATTGCAGGATTGCATAATCAGCAAACTCAAGCGCCACTTATTACACGATATCTCTCTCTATTGTCTGGTTATACAATGAGTGAAGAACAAATCATTGCGCTTGATTGCTGCAAAGATGGTTGGCCAACAACGCGCCAAGGTGACGCATGTGAAAAGCGTATTGAGGCACTTGAAAAGAAGTTAAAAGAGATTACGCAAATTCAACCCTTGGATGAGTATTGCTGAGGCACTGATTAAAAATATGGCAATCTAAACGCACTATAAAATTGAAACACTATAACCAGTATAAAACACTATAAAATTGAAAACACTATAACCAGTATAAAACAGTATAAAACAGTATAAAACAGTATAAAACAGTATAAAACAGATAAAAATTATAAAAAACATAAAAAACTATGTATGTAGTTTTTTTTCTTATGTATTATGCTTTTACTCCTTTATTATTTTTGCTACTCATTTCTAGAAATGAGTGACAATTTGATGGCATGGTTTTGCTTTGAAAATGCATTATAATGTTGTAAAATCTGTGACCATAACCCGTCTTGTGTATATAAATCGTTTGTCTTTTTTTTACACCATGAAATTACGCGGTTTTATTTTATCGTCTCTAGATTTATATAATAACGCGTTTATATTGAAAGCATATATCGAGACAACATTTATACATAGTATATGATTTATTTACAGCATAACCGAACATCAAGGGGACTATAATGTTGAATGATATGTTATTATACATTTTATTTATAATCTATCTTTCTAACTATAACTAACTAACTAACTATATTATAAAACCTATTTGAATTTTATAATATATGTATGTAAACTTGTGAGAAATTAGTGTCATCACAGTGTTGTCACCATGTTGTCACAAATGCTGCTCTAATAAATATTGCTTCTTTTTATTGTTATATTTCTATCTTTTCTAAAGAACAAACTAACAAACTAACAAATGTATTTTAATTGCCATATTTTTACAACTTTATACATACATTCTAATTCAACTAATTTATTATTTGTTAGTATTTCCTATTTATTTGGCTCTACCTTTTCAAAGATATAAAATTATTATATTGACTTATTATAAATAACTATGATTGTTAAACAAGAAAAAAAGGGTAATGTTACTATTTATTATGTTGACAAAGACTTTGATGATACTAAACTAACTCAAATTATGAATACATCTTTGAAAAGACAACAAATTACACATATTATTGACCATGATGCCGATGTATATACTGTTCAAGGTAAACTACTTTTAAAATTTAGAAAACACAAACTTAACAAAAAAGCTGTGCAATTATTTTATGATAATATTATTGACTTTGCTAAGAAACCAACTAACAACAGAGGCTCAGCATCTGGAAGTCGACATAAAAATGTATATAACAATCCCAAAATTATGACTAATATTGTTGGATATTTTGATAAACTTTCACCAAAACAGAAATATAATTTTAAACAACAAGGCATTCCTTTACCTAAAATTACTGTTAGAGAAACACGATTTTTACAACAGCATCCTGATAAGTTTCAACAATTGATTCCTCTTATTCAACTTATTAATAAATATTATAAACAATATATTCCTGACAAATATGAATCACAATATAACAAAGCTAAACTAACTCCGTTTCATATTGACGATACTGCATTTACTACTGTTACTACTAATGTTAATTATTCTACTACTGTACATAAAGATTCTGGCGATGATATTGATGGATTTGGGAATTTAACTGTTATTCAACATGGATTGTATGATGGCGCTGAAACTTGCTTTCCACAATATGGTATTGGACTTAATGTACGCACTTATGATGTACTTTATATGGATGTACATCAACCTCATGCTAATTTACCCATTGTATATAAATCTCATGATGCTATACGCCTTTCTATTGTTTGTTATTTACGTATTAGTATTTATAATCAAACTCGAGGTAAATCTAAATCCTTTATGAATAAACATATTCAACTTATTCATTCTAACAAAAATAAGACAACTAACAAAAATAAGACAAAGACAACTAACAAAAATAAGACAAAGACACATAAAAATAAACATTAACACGCGGATATTACTATGCTATTAATCTCAGGCAGGGACCTGAGACTTTTTTACAACATACTCGGATATTACTATGTCATTAATCTCAGGCAGGGACCTGAGACTTTTTACAACATACTCGGATATTACTATGCTATTAAATCTCAGGCAGGGACCTGACACTTTTACGACACTATTATGTCATTACTATGCTATTAATCTCAGGCAGGGACCTGAGACTTTTTACAACATACTCAGATATTACTCTGTCATTTATCTCAGGCAGGGACCTGAGACTTTTACGACACATTTATATTTCTTCTCTATTTAAACGAACTAATCTTACTTCTGGCATTCCATTCTTTCTATCCTTTCTTCTTACTATACTTGGATACTTTCTTTCTAAATATTCAGCTGCACATTTATTTCTTTCGTAACGATCTTTACCTAAACCACCTTCAGCATTGAACACCGATTTTACTGTTATATTATTACAACGTATTACACCTCCATCTTTTACAAAATATAAAATTGTTTGCTCATAGTCTTCTTTTGTTTCTGATTTTATTGACATTTTTAGGTCTTTATCATGTCTTACTATAAATCCAAATGTCACACCTATTATAAAACGTAAATCAGTCGTAACCTCTTTATACATAAAAAATGGATTGCGTACTGGATATATTCCCCAAATAAATAGCCTTTCTTTTTTCATTATTTTATATGCCTCATTAAAAAAATCATTTATATTTGTTAGTTTAACTAACTTTTCACCTTTTAAAATCTCAAATTGTTCCACATCATCGTCCATTGAAATTACATACTGACCTTCTGGAAAATAGTTTGAAATAAATATTCGTTGATTTGTAATTCCTTTTTTTCCAATAACTATTTTACCGTATAATCCTTTAGGTACATTTTCTTCATACAACTTATATTGTTGTTTATTGGCCACAAATAAATATATTTTATTATGTGAAATTCCTGATTCGTTTAAAGTATGTAATGTTTTATTAATAACCTCTTTTACACGATTATATGTTGGGATGGCAATAACATAATTTACCATTTTTTATTATATATAATATAATAACAATTTTAATTTAACTAACAAATAAAAAAGGGTTTTATTCTTTTTTATTTTTTTTTATTTTTTGTTTTTTCTTATCTTTTTGTTAGTTCTTATCTTTTTGTTAGTTCTTATCTTTTTGTTAGTTCTTATCTTTTTGTTAAATTTTATGTTGTAGATTTTATTTGCTAATATTTACCAACTAATAGAAGTGAGCCTAGTAAACCCACTGTCTTGCAGTTCCTGAGAAACGGTTTCTGCCTTTTCAATTTTTATGATTTTATTTAATTTTTTGCTTACAGTCTCAGAAATTTTACCTTTTTCTAAAGAATTCAGGACAGTGGCATTTACTAATATGCCCTTGAATTCATTGTTGTTGCAATCATAACAAGAGTCGATGCTGCTAGGAAAGCTCGGTTTCTTTCCTTTGTTAGAAGTTGATAAATTAATCAAGAACATCAATTCATCAAGCATAACATCTTCATAAATAGCAGTTTCAGGTGAAAGAAGAATAGTAAATCCGCCATTTGATTCATGCTCAATTCCATTTTCTCGTCCGTGAGCAAATACTTCTCTTTTTGTGGTTGCTGGAATAAAGTACTCATCTAAATCAGTTTTTAGAATGTGCGCAGTAATATAGATGTAACTAGTGTCAAAATTGGATATCTTTTTAGGACACCAAATATTGACTTCGAGACCATCTTTTGATACACCACAACCAGAACCAAAATCTTTGGCAATGCCATGTTCAAACGCATTGTGAATATCTTTAGCTTTATCAGAGCCGCGTGTTTTTTTCGATTCGTCCAAATAAAACACACGAATATTTTTTATGTTTTCTAAAGCAATTAGGGCTTTTATTTCCCTAAGAGTTGATTCAAGGTTTTTATTTTGAATTCTTCGATTGGAATCGTGCTGAAAAGCTTCGATAATGTCTCTAATCACCGTCATGCGTTCATTGTTTGAACTGCTTCTTTTTACCTTAATGGGAATGATTGGGCAAGTTGATTTAACTGTTTTACCAGTCAAGTTATTTGCCTTGGATGGCATAATTTGAACGCCAGCGTTATCCCAAAGTTCAATGTAGCGGTTTATTTCATTGGAATCGATAATTTTCTTGGACATAAATACATAAACCTTATCAGACCCCTCTGAGTAGCCGCAGCATCGTCCCAAAAGACCCTGTAAAATAGTGTCAGTTGAAGATTTCTTGGATGTCTCAAAGACGAAACTCAAATGTTTTTTTTGCATATTCTTGCCCATACGACACATGCCACGAATCAAAATAGCAGTGTTCATTTTAGGCGCTTTAGACATTGAATCCCATGCCTTCTTGCCTTCGTCTTTCTCCTTAGAAATTGAATCGTAAACGACAAATCTCCAGCCATTAATCATGCAAAAGTCTTTGACTAAATCTTCAGTCTTCTTCGAAATACGAATTACAGCCCATTGTGGTCCTTCTTCACGATTATAGAGACCAAATGCATTGCGAAGTCCAGATTCAATGTTGGAGTAGCCAATAAGCCGATTTGAGTCACGAATTTTCTTGACACTTACATAGGTTTCTCCAGGTTCCATCTTGACAACAAACTTGTTCTGAGTTAAGTGATGAATGTCGGATAGTTCAGAGAAAGGAGTGGCAGAAACACTTAAAACCAAATTTTGTTTTTCTTTAAGAAGAGAACTGTCTCCGTTAGCAGAAATACCGATTCTCTTTAAAAACTTGTCAGGTCTTTGAGTGATGTTCTGGGCAAAATGTGCTTCATCCCAAATAAAGAGGGTGCGTTCAGTTGGTCCAGAATAGCTATTCAACTCTGTACCCCACACAATCGAAATCTTGGCCTTGTTATTTGATTTCATTCCTTCAAGTGCAAGACTACGAAATTGTTGTGGAACTGAAGCAAGAGACTCTTCCTTTGACGACAAAAATTTTGGCCAAAATGAAGAAGATTTAGCCACTGGATTCTTGGCATTGCGTTGTGTTTCCTTTACATTTTCATAAACCTGGTCACAAAGGTCTGTTTCAGAGTTTCCACTGAAAATGACGATAAAATCAACCATATTTTTTTCAAGAAGTTCACATGCAATACGCAAATAAGTATCTGTTTTACCAGACTGCATTTGGGCCAAAAGGATTCCCCACAACGCAGTACCTTTAACAAAGTTTTCAATGGCTTCGTTAGAGGCTTTAAGTTGCTGTTGAGAAAAGTGTTTCATCCTTTAACGAAGATACTTTGTTAATAAAGTTAGTGGAATTTATCCAAATTGATGATTGTTAATATTATTATCTGTGGTTTACATGCTAAAAAGTATTTCAATTTTTTACATTTGTATGCAATTTTATAAACAACTAAAAATTTATAACATTAATTATTTATAAATAATTTATCTTTTAAAAAAGCACGCTTGTATGTGCATGTACATAGATGTAAAAACCATTAAAAAAGGTTTTTGTTTTTTCTTTTTTTCCTTTTTTTTTGTTATTCATTTATTTTTTCCTTTTTTGTTGTTTTTTTATTTTTTCATTTTGTATTCATTTATTTTTCTTTAGTTTTATTTTTAACTACTTCCTTAAAGTCCAAATGTTTCTTGATTTTTTTCTTCGTTGTCCTCCTCTTCTACAGTCAACATT